GGCGTACGGACCGGGATCGGTACCCGGCCGCTGATGAGCCACCCCCCACGTGTCACATCACAACGAGGCTGGAAGGCCAAACATGCAGGTCACCGTGCGCCAGACGCTGATGCTCGACCGTCGTGGACACCGCGAGGGCAGCAACTGGGAGTTCGCCTTCTTTAGGCAGTGAGCCCCCAGGCAGTGACTGCGTTACCTCCGCCGTCCCGATGCCCCCAGCTCGGGACGGCAAGCAAGACCCGATGTGAAACACCCGGACCAACTGCCCTCAGTAGGCCGGGTGTTGGCCAGGCGTGGCGGCCTGGTCCTGATGAGCAGCCACCGATACCCAGAGATGAGAGAGACATGATCCCGATCAAGGCCGACGACAAGACCCGTGAGCAGTACGTCCGGAACATCATCACCACGTGGCTGGACGCGTCCTCCGAGCAGGAGGCGCAGGGCCGGGACTGGTACCCGAGTGCGCACCGCCTGGCCTCGTCGATGACCGACGGGAATGTCGTGGTCGGCGCCGGCCTCCTGGCAGCGCTGTCCCCTCAGACGGCCTGGTGGCTGAACATCGAGCTGGCCACGGAGGCGTACGAGTCGGGCACTCCGGCCCGTCACACGGGAGACTGCCTGGCCAAGGCGGTCAAGATCCTGGCGGGTACGGACCCGGTGGAGGTGCTGCCCATGGACCGCAAGACCGGCCACTTCTACCGCTCGATACTCGACCCGACGGACGCGGACGCGGTCTGCGTGGACCGGCATGCCCACGACATCGCGGTGGGGGAGGAGTACGGGATCAAGGACCGCGGGCTCAGCTCCAAGGGGAGGTACGCCCTGATCGCGGACTGCTACAGGGAGGCGGCCCAGCGCCTGGGTGAGCTGCCCTCGACGGTGCAGGCGGTGACCTGGGTGGTGTGGCGAGACCGCCTGGTCGGGACGTCCACGAGGGGAACCATGTTCGCTACTGCGGCGTAAGTGTGCAAGTGTGCCAAGCCGAAACCGCCGGGAGGTGGTCGGGGTGGGGTGGCTCCCGCCTCCTGATGATGGCAGCCATGAGTGTGAAGGTGTGACCGAGATGATCCCGAGCAATGTAGTGCGATGCCCGGCCGACAACGGCCCGATCCTCTACCCGCTGAAGCCTGGCCCGTACAAGTGCGAGACCTGCGGGGGAGGGCTGAAGGGTGGGCAGCGCCCCGACCCCGGCCAGTACTGGCAAGAGAGCTACGGATACCTCGCCTTGTTCGAGGTCGAGGAGGACGAGCGGGACAGCGACGAGGAGATCGAGGATCTGAACTCCGTGATCGCGACGTTCGCCCGCATCCTCGGCGACCCGATGACGGCGTCCGGAGTGGGTGGCCACTTCACCTGCACCGAGGCGGAAGACCTGGCCCGTGCGCTCGCCACCTCCGGCCACAAGCGGGCCGCGATGAGCTTCCTCGAAGGCCATGCCGACGGCGACGACGACCCGGAAGACCTGCACGTGGGCATCGACGACTACGAGGCGTGGGTCCTGGAGCTGGCGGGCCAGCCCGTCCCGACACTGATCGAGGGACCCAAGGTGGTGACCGAGGGCACGGTCGTGAAGCACGAGCTGGAGGTGGTCACGACCGAGGAACTGATCGACCTGCTGAACCTGAACTGACCCAAGGCGAAACCCCTGGAAGGGGGTCCGGGGTGGGTGGCATCCCCCCGCTGATGAGCCTGCCGTACGTGATCGGAGAACCACAGTGACCCCCAAGTTCCGCACCCACGACGCCAACGTCCGCGACTCGAAGCGCACGGACAAGGAGCTGACGCTGGCCCGCAAGGCGGTGCGCTCCAACAAGTACGAGGCCAGCGAGGCCGTCGTCCGCATCACCGCCAACGTCTGACCGGGGGAGCCACCACAATGCCCAGCACCGAAGAGATCAAGCGGTACGTCACCGACGAACGTGCCCAGGACATCATCGACACCGCCTCGTACGGAGGCATCACCTACTGGGCGACGGAGCCCACCGCGGAGGAGTTCGCCGGCCTGCCCGAGGGCAAGCAGTGGACGATCACCGAGGGCACGGCGCCGCACCCCATCTTCCCCTTCGACGACGTGCGTGAGGTCGAGGAAGTCCACTACCTCAGCGCCGACGACGTCCGCGAGGCGTACGCCAAGCTGCTCGACATCGACCAGGCGTACGTGAACCGGGAGTACCACGGCTACGTCATCGAGTCGTGGATGGACCGGGACGACAAGCAGGGCATCGACGCGGGGCACATCGACGCGGGCACGGCGGACGTGATCGTCCAGCTCGCCGCACTGGGGGAGATCCGGTACGGCTGAGGAGAGTGTGCAACCTGCGCACCTGTGATACTGTAACCACATCAAGGCGAAACCACCGGGAGGTGGTCGGGCGGGGAGGATCCCCGTTCCTGAAGAGCCAACCTTTGTGGAGCGAGACCGATGAACGTCATCGAGAAGATCAACCACTACGACCCGCCGACCCTGGCCCGCCTCGCCGGGTGCGCCGAGCCCGACTCGCGAGTGAGTGAGGGTGCCGACTTCCTCGCCCTCGTGCGGGACAAGGTGGTCGAGATGGCCGAGGAGTTCGGGCAGGTGACCACCCCCTACCGCGAGGCCATCCAGGACGCCGCGGCCGACATCGGCAGCACGGCTGAGCCGAGCGTGAAGTGGCGCCGGTTCGTGGACCTGAGCGCCTACAAGGAGAACGTCACCGAGTTCGGACGGCCCAGCCCGGACACCCCCGAAGGACACGCCGACCTGGCCCTGTTCTTCATCGGGTTCCGCCTGGCCAGTGCACTGATCACCGAGATTGCGAAGGGCTGAGACATGGGACGCATGAAGGACATCGCCATCGACCTGATGAGCTTCGAGTCGGATGAGCTGGAGATCGACGAGATCGTGCAGCTCTTCGCCTACCTGATCAAGAGCGGCCTGGTGTGGACGTTGCAGGGGTGGTACGGCCGAGCCGCACTGGACCTGATCGACGCCGGGATCATCAGCTCCGAGGGCGAGATCCTCATCGAGCAGGTGCCCGCATGAGTGACCTGCCCCGACAGCTCAGTGCGCGAGTCGACGACGAGCTGGCCCGCCACATCCAGACGCTCGCCCCGACGGGCCTGAGCTACAGCGAGATCATCAAGCGGGCGGTCGCCCAGTTCGCCCTGACGTACCAGGTAGCCGTGGACAACGGCGTCGCCCGACCGCATGAGATACCCAGGCTGACGGCCTTCAAGTTTGAGCTCCCTCCCCTCTGGCAGCCGCCGAGAACCGGAGCGATCACCCTTCCCCCGCTGAACCTGACCAAGGAGAACTGACCATGAAGCTCACGAAGATCGTCGCCACCCTCGCCCTCGCCGCCGGGTTCCTGCTCGGCAGTGCCACCTCCACCGCGGCCGGCCCCGTGAGGGTTGAGTCGGTGGCCTCCGTCACCACGCTCCCGGCCAGCGTGCCCCACCTCCCGACGAAGGTGTGCGCCGACGACCACGACGACACCAACTGCTACTGGGACGGCGCCGGACCGGCGTACATCGTGGACCGTGCGGGCAAGGTGACGTACCTGAACCCGAAGCTGAACGACCCGGCCAAGCGTGCCGCCTGGGCCAAGACCAACAAGGCCGCGCACCGCGAGTACTGGGGCACCGTGTGGGGCCACCGCCTGTGCTGGGCCCGCGTAGGTGAGACCTCGTACATCTACTGCTTCGACGGTCACCGCGAAACGTCCTGAGTGTGCATGTGTGACAAGGCGAAACCTCCTGAAGGGAGGTCCGCCGGGCTGGCATCCCGGCGCTGATGAGCCTGCCGATTCGTGAACTGGAGACAAGAACCTTGCGTAACACCATCTCTCTCGCCGTGGTCGCCGCCGTGCTGACCGGCGCTGCGCTGACCGGCTGTGCGTCCACCTCCGCGGCTGGCTCCGGTGACGCCATCGACGCCTCGACCAAGCCGACCAAGGCGGCCAGCGCGCCGGCCCTTGAGTCCACCGAGGACGAGGCCCCGGCTGAGGGTGACGCCGACCTGAAGGCGGCCAAGCTCACCTCCTGCAAGGTCGGTGAGTACGGGCCCGAGGTCACCGGCACCGTGACCAACAACGATGCCGTCGTGTCCGACGTGAGCGTGGGCATCGAGATCCTGAACGCCAAGGGCGACCGCCTCGACGAGGCGAGCAGCTTCGACCAGGCCGTGAAGCCGGGCCAGAAGATCAAGTTCGAGGCCGTGGGCCTGGAGGATGCCGACTCCCTGGGCACCAAGGAGATCACCTGCCGAGTGATGAGCATCGACATCTACCCGTCCGAGTGACGGGCCTGTAACTCAAGCCGAAACCTCCTGAAGGGAGGTCGGGGTGGGGCGGCGCCCACCCCCTGATGATGGCAGCCATGACGAGAGGGGCATCACCGTGAACGAGAAGCGCAGCCGACTCGGCAAG